ACAGGATGAGCAAGATCATAGAGATGAGCGCAACAGTGCGCCCAGTAAAGATGCAAGCAGCTAAAGCAACCATACCATTATGGAGTGCAGAGCCAATTCAAGACGACTTTTATTACAGTGATCAAGACAGTGTAGCACCTGGACATCAGGTTGCGCTGACTGTAGAAGAGGTCGTAGCAGCTTCAAAATAACCCTACAACAACAGGAATATACAATGGCAAAATATCAAAAATTACAAGAACCCGTTTTTATTACAAGCGTAGACCTAATCAACTCAATGCACGGTGGTGAAGTCTATGAACTAAAAATGATGGGTATTCAATCACAAAACAATTACAAAACTTATGCAGATCCACAGAATGTGAATTGGTCACATTGGGAATGGATTATTGACCTTGCACAGCGCAAAGGTGTTGTGCTCACAGGATGTAAATTAAAAGATCCTACCAAAGGTTTGATAAACGCAGACTCAAGAGCAACACCTGAATATGTTGTGACCAAACAAGAATTAGCAGATATATTAGAAGAGTATTGGAAAAGCCAAGACAAGTTTAACAAATTGTTTGGAAGCGACAATGAGTAACATTACTAAACTTTCAGTCTATCGGTTTTTAAAAGACCAACCTCGTGACGACATTCTAAAACAGATACAGCAAAAGCAACAAAAGATCCCAAAGGATTCTAATTTTGTAACTAACATCAGGAGCAGACTACTCCACCATACGTAAGACTGACTGGTGCATAGCACTCCGCAGTGTCAGCAGAAAAAAGCCGTCGCTTGGGCACAGCCCTAACTGATACCCCAATTTGTGCGAGTTGCATAAATACTGTATGAGATTTAAATATGCAGTAAGTGCCAACAGTAAAGTTCGCCCGGGCAGTGGCCTTAGAGGTAGACCTGTAGATGCCAACAGTTGGAGCACAGGTCCTGATCCCATAACTCACGACAAATACTACGCCTGGCTCAAACATAGATCACAGGCACGTTACCGTGGTGAAGACTATGAGCTTACCTGGGAAGACTGGCAAACACTTTGGACCAATGAGCTTTGGAGTCAGCGCGGAAAAAGCAACGAAAGTGTGTGTCTCGCAAGAAAAGATTTTACTGAAGGTTGGGATCCTGCAAACGTAGAAATAATTCCACGAATTGATCAAATACGCAGACAAAAGGAATACAAACAAAGTGGCAAGTGAATGGATGGACTTTGATCCTTATGAAGTTCTGCAGCAGCACGAACGTGGATTGAATCAGGTTATAAAAGCACACAATGAATTGGCAGCATTTTCAGAAGAGCTGTTGGAAAAGATAGTGTTGTTGGAAACCAAGTGTGCTCACAATGAACAAGAAATAAACAGACTGTATGCTTACATTGGAGAGCATCAATGAAGCTGAGCCAGCCTCAGCAGACCATAGCCGATGCACACACAAGATTCAAAGTTGTGGTTGCTGGCAGACGCTTTGGCAAAACCTATTTGGCAATCAGAGAAATTTGCTACAGGGCCAGACTGCCCAACAGAGAAGTTTTCTTTGTGTGCACCTCATATCGTGCAGCCAAGATGATTGTGTGGAAGCCACTCAAACGTAGACTAATGGACCTAAGATGGGCAAAGAAAATAAACGAATCAGACCTTTCAATACTGTTGAAAAATGGAACAACCATAAGCCTAAAAGGCGCAGAAGATCCAGACAAACTGCGTGGTGTGAGTTTGGACTACTGTGTCATCGATGAAGCAGCTGACACAAAGTTAGAACTGCTGTGGGGAGAGATACTACGTCCTGCCCTTGCTGATAGGCAGGGTGACGCACTGTTTATCGGCACACCCAAAGGCAAAGCAAACGCCTTCTATGACCTCTATACATTTGCACAAGACCCGGCCAACACAGACTGGAGTGCATTCCAATACACAACACGCGATGGTGGTTTTGTTAAGCCTGAAGAAATAGAAGCTGCTGCTCGTGATATGAGTGAACGTCAGTTTCGCCAAGAGTTTGAAGCAACATTTGAAACATATGAAAACAGAGTGGCCTGGGCATTTGACAGAAGTGTTAATATTTTAACACCAAAAGATTATTCAACAGACATTGTTCACATAGGTATGGACTTTAACCGCAATCCTCTTGTTGCTTCAATAGCAGTGCAACAGCAGGATGCTCTTTATGCCATAGATGAAATACAGATATTTGGATCAAACACAGATGAGATGTGTGACGAAATACTCAACAGATATCCCAGTTCAAAGATATTTGTGTATCCTGACCCAAGCGGCAGTCGTCAACAAACAAACTCGGGTGGACGCTCGGATCATTCAATACTTGCCAACAGAGGCTTTGTTGTTAAAGCGCCACGCAAACACGACCCTGTGAAAGATAGAATAAACGCAATAAATGCAAGGTTTAGGTCAGCAGATGGCACAAACCACCTGTTTATCAGCCCTAATTGCAAAAACACAATAAATAGTTTAGATAAACATACTTTTAAAGAAGGGACACAAGTGCCTGACAAAGACAGTGGCCACGATCATATGTTTGATGCTATTAGTTATATGGTTGCCTTTCTATATCCAATACGCAAGCAGGTGGCAACAGCGCCAGCTGGTAGTTGGGGACACAAAATATTTTAGGAAAACACAATGGATGCAATTGACACAATTATCGATGACGCTGGCAAATTCCTGTCAGGCAATTCAACATACTCACAGTATAGAAATCAATGGCAGTTCTTGTTTGAATCATACGTAGGAGGAGAAGAATACAGATCAGCTGGACACCTCACTCGCTATGTAAATGAAACACCTCAAGAATATGCTGCAAGAACACATTCAACTCCACTGCAGAATCACTGCAATTCAGTTATATCAGTTTACAACTCATTCTTGTTTAGAACTAATCCATATAGAGAGTATGGCACAATAGAAAATTTACCAGAGCTGAGTGACTTCCTCAAAGACGCAGATATGGATGGACGTTCATTCAATGCATTTATGAAAGATGTTTCAACCTATTCAAGTATATTTGGACACAGTTGGGTCATAGTAACCAAACCAGACGTAGGTGCAACCACACGTGGAGAGGAAATGGAACAGGGTGTTCGTCCTTATGTGTGTATGCTATCACCACTTGTGGTGCTGGACTGGAGCTGGCAGCGTCTACCAAATGGACGCTATTCATTGGACTACTTCAAATATATTGAAGATGTCAATGGGGAAATAACTACTTGCAAAGAATGGACACCAGACTTTATTAGAACTGTGATCATAGATCAAGACCGCGGCACTGTTGAACGTCAGTATGTAGAACCAAATGGCTTGGGCGTGATTCCTGCAGTGTGTGCATATTCACAGCGCAGTATAATCAGAGGCATTGGTATTTCAGACATAGCAGATATTGCCAGTGGACAGAAATATATTTTCAATGCACTTAGTGAAATAGAACAAAGCATTAGACTTGACTCGCATCCAAGCCTTGTTAAAACACCAGAAACAAACGCAGGTGTAGGCGCAGGAGCAATCATACATATGCCAGATGGATTAGATCCAGGCTTAAAACCCTATGTTCTCGACTTCCAAGGTGCAAGCGTAGACAAGATACTTGCTGCCATAGAACAAACTGTAGACGCTATTGATAAAATGGCCAACACAGGCGCAGTTCGTGCAACAGTCTCAAGAACAATGAGTGGTGTTGCAATGGAAACAGAATTCCAATTGTTAAATGCACGACTGTCAGAAAAAGGTGACAGTCTGGAACTTGCAGAAGAGCAGATTTGGAAGTTATGGTGTGCATATATGGGCTATGAATGGACTGGTGAAATTGTGTATCCAGATTCATTTAATCTCAAGGACGCCAACAATGATCTTGAATTGTATTTGAAAGCAGCCACAGCACCACACGGTTCAGAAACATTCAAGCGTGAACTACAGCGTCAAATTGCAAAAACAGTAATTGAAGATGAAACCAAACTTGGTGTCATAGCAGAAGAAATAGAACAACCACGTGAAGCATTTGTCCCACACGTTATGATCAATCCTGAAACAGGTGCACAAAGAATTGCAGCAACAGAAGCTGAACATCTTGAATTAGCAGCATTAGGATACGTCCACCCAGATGGCAACTGAAGCACAAATACGCAAGCATCAAAGGTTATTGGATGGTCTAATCTCAGACTTTGAAAGTGACCTACGAATGGAACTTGACCGTGCCTATGACTCAGTAGCAGCACTTGGTGTTGACGCACAACGCACAGAAGTTCTTGCCGTATTTGAAAACGTAAGAACCTGGGCTGACAGTGAAGTAGCCAAATTGGACAGTGTGATCTCCTCAAACATAGAAATGAATGCAGCAGTATTGGGCACAGACGTAGCAGCTCGCACACTGCAGGGCCTAAGCGAAGTGAGAGCACAAATGGCCAGCACCTTACGAAACCTTGTAGACCAAGAACAAAACCGTGTGATAGAAACTGTGGTGTTGGCAGGCATAGCTGGTGCAGCAGCACGAGACCTTGTGGGTCAGACACGCAGCATACAGGAGGGTTCGCAGCGTAGGTTGAGCACAGCATTTGGCAATGCAGTATATCAGTTCGATGCCATAGTAACAAGAAGCAGAAGCGAACGAGATCAAGAGCAGCGTTTTCAATATGTGGGTGGCATAATAGAAAGCACCAGAAGTTTTTGTCGCAGTTTGGACAATCAAATTTTTACAGAAAGTGAAATCATAGATATATGGCGTGACAGTTGGCCTGGACAAGCACCAGGAGATCCTTTTGTGGTAAGAGGAGGTTATAATTGTAGACACACCTGGGTAGCAGTGGAGGCAGAAGAATGAGCAAACCAATCAACAACAACCAACCAAGTCTTGCAACTGGCAGCCAGTTGCAGCAGGCTTTGAAATCATATTAGTAGACATAAGGAGGGACTACAATGGCGAAAATGAAGAAAAAGAAAAAAGGAAGCCGTGGCGGACGTCGCGGTTGATTGGCACAGTTACTTTGAAAGTATTAGTGTTGTGTGTCCTTGGAGTCTTGGCGCCTGGCGCCGCGAGGGCATAGACATCCAACAGTGGTGTGGTGAGGTCAACCCATTGGACACCTGGGAAGCAAGAATATATCTTGCGCCTCGCCACAAACCACGCCAACTCAAGAAGATGGCTGATAAATTTAATAACACAAGGCCCAAAGAAGAATGGTTGTGGAGTCATCCGGATTTTGGTAATCACTCAACACCAGTGCCTTGTTTTATACAACAGCATAGAAATGTGCTGGAAAACATCCGTAAATCTCTGGAAAAAAAGGGATCTACATAAATACAACACAATACTCATAGGAGGATCGTTACGTGAGCGAACAATTTGCGGAAATGGAAACGGCAACTGATGCCACAACCCCAACAACTGTTGAAAATCAGGAACAAGCGGACAAGACCTATACACAGGCAGAGTTTGATCGTCATATGGCAGGACTTAAAAAGAGCCTTGCTTCAAAGTATGAACGTCAATATGCTGAATTGGGTGATCCAGAAGAATTACGCCAGCTCAAAGCAGAAGCAGAACAACGCAGAACAGAAGAGCAAATCAAGCGTGGTGAGTTTGAAAAAACACTTCAGGAAAAAATGGCCGCTAAGGATGAGGAGATCCGTAAAAGAGATCAAGTCATCACGGAGTATAAGGTTAATTCACCTTTGTTAGACGCTGCTGCGAGATATCGAGCTGTTGCCCCAGAGCAAGTGAGAGAGTTACTCAAACACAGCGTAAGATTAGGTGATAGTGGAGAAGTAGAAGTGCTTGCTCAGGATGGCAGTGTTAGATACGATGATAGTGGTAAACCCGTTCAGGTAGATGCACTGGTCAAAGAATTCCTTGACAGCAATCCACACTTTGTTCAGCCTGGCGCTGCAACTACCAACACACGAAGCCAAGTTGCTCCAACCAGTGCTAAGTCTGATTTTGATTTAGGTTCATTGGACCTTACAAAACCAGAACATAGAAAACTGTATAAAGAAGCACGAGACAAGGGTCTCGTATAACTAAACGCCAAATTTAAAGGAGAATTAAAATGGCTGATAACTATGTAAGCGTAACAAATACAGACGCACTTGTTGTTCCTGTCAAAGCCGCAACAGTATACGCTGCTCACGAGAGCTCACTGTTCCTTGGAGGACAACTTATTCCAGTAGTAAACGCACCAAACGGTGTATTGCAGGTTCCAGAACTTGCAGCGGTTACTGCTTCAACAATCACATCAGGTATTACAACTGATGTTGCAGTTACAAACCCAGCTGACACAAAGAACACAATCACTTGTGACCTATATGCAGCACGTTCAGTGGTTCGTGACTTGGGTGCAATTGACCCATCAGAAATTGGTCGCACATTGGGTAACGCTGTTTCTAAAGCGTTTGACCAAGATGTTGCAGGCGTAATGGGCACATTGACTGGACAAGAAATCACTTCAGGTGATTTAGATATAGCTGTTAATCCAAAAGATAAGGAAGAGATTTACAACAAACTTATGGCTTGGGTTAATGAACGCAATCTAGATCCTAAACAATGGATAAAGAAGTTTGGTGTCAATATTAGTTTCAAGACTCCTATCCGTGGCGACGAAAGCAACGGGTTTGTTCAAACCGATCTGATGTTTGGAGATCAAGATTGGATGAGATGGAGTATGAAAGGTATAGCATCTGACTCTCCATTCAAAGGAAAGCATAGACATCTAATGATGGCATCTATTGCTAAAGCTAAAGGAATGATGTGGAGCTTTCAAAAAGGATTAGTTAACAGAGAAACTCGAGAACTTATATCACAAAACCCAGCCGAGATAGCAAAGAAATTACTAGGACCAAATGGCAGAGCTGAAGATTTAGATTCAGTTGAGGCTATGTGGGCTAAAGTAAAAGTAATGCCTGATGCTGAGAAGCTCGTAGCTGACGCTCGTGATGCGTTTGCTAAAGAGGGCTTATCTCTACAAGAGAGCAAGCACTATGACGAGCTAGAACAAATGAAGGCAGCGGCTGGCTTATGAGGTTTTTTGAATTTAGTGAATCTTTACTATTAGAAGATGAGTTACTAATGGAAGGCGCAAGAATCCAACACGCCGAAGACGTTGTGTTCTGGGAGGGATCTCAGGGAGCAATTCGTGCTCTAGAAAGCCTAAAGAATTTAGCTAACGGAGGACATG